AACGAGATAGACACGGTCGGAACCGCTGGCGGTGGCGTAGGAAAGGGCGGCGGCGTCCGTGGTGGAGGGGCCGTCAGCGACGACGATGGCACGGAGGCGGTTGGCGATGCTGACCATCTCGGTCAGGACGCCGGAGGTCTTGGAGAAGCCCGGAGCGATGAGGATGCGGGGCTGGACACCGAGGACGGACTCGGCACCGAGGAACACCTTGAGGCCGGAGTAGGTTCCGTTGGAGGCCACGCCACCGATGACGTTGGCGAGGGTGGCGGCGGCGTCGTTGCCTTCAGCCACGCGCACGACGACCACGACCGCACCAGCCTGGTCATAGATGCCGTCGATGGCGGAGGGGAGCGTGCCCGTCACGCCGAGATCAGCGAGGAGGGTCGGCTGGTAGCCAGCGATGAGGACGGGCGTGTTGAGCGGGAACGTGCCAGCAACGGCAGCGGGAGCGGTGCCGATGAGGCCGATGACGGAGCTCGCGACGGTGCGGATGCTCCGCTTGCCGTCGGTCGCTTCGATTACTTCAACACCGTGGAGGAACTGTTCGGGCATGGTCGTTGGGTCTTAAGTTGTAGGGGGAAGTTTACCCTCGGAGGGCTGGGTGGTCTTGTGCGGTTGCTTCGCCCGCAGGACCTTGGCGGCGACCACGCCCAGGAACAGGAGCCCGGCGGGCCACGCATAGGACGGCTCCGGCACGGCTTGCGGCGTCCACGTGTTGAAGTCTTGGGAGATCAGGGTCGAGCCCACCATGCTTCCGACGACCGGGCGGATGTTGGCCTCGTTGAGGTTGATCTCCACGTCGCCTCCGGGGAGGGAGAGGACATCGGTGATTTGCCCCATCCAGACCTGACCATACATCGTCGGGGTGGCGTTGTTGGAGTTGCCGAAGTCAACGAACAGGTAGAGCGGGCCGGGCTCACCGACCAGCGTCCCGTTGGAGCCGAAGAGGGAACGCCCAGGGGCGAAGTGGTTGGCTTCATACCAACCCGTCCATGAGACCGTGATGGGGTTGCTCGCCCACTCGTTGAGCGGACGATACCTCGGCTCATAGCCGAGGTCCCATTGGACGAGCGCGAGGCCTCCGTCTCCGAAGCTCTCACCCCAAGGGGTCTTCAGCAGGAAGTCCGTGCCAGTGATCTTGTAGTTGGTGACTGCCATAAATCAGCCCCCGCTTGGGGATGGGTCTATCTGGTCCTTGAGGACGTTCTGCTCGACGTTCTTGATGATGTTGTCCAAGGCCGCAGGGCCAGCGGGCGGCGGCGGGCCGGGAGGCGGGGGAGGCGGTGCCCCGTTGGACTTGACCGCCGCCTGGATCTCCGGCGAGGGAGGCAAGGGAGCGATGGTGGGCGGGGCCGCAGGGGCTCCGTCCTTGCCAGCCGCCATGCTGAGCTGCTGGCCGGGCTTGACCGCCATCGGGGCAGCACCGCCGGGCATCTCGACCTGGACGAGGCCTCGTGCGCAGCCGACGTTGAAGACCGCCGTGCCGTCAGCGTTGCGGCGGAACTCCACGGCGAAGACCGTCCCCTTGATCTTCACGGTCCCCACAGGCGTCTTGAGCGTGAAGACGGAGTCGGGCACGAGCTTCTTGACGTGCCCGATGACCTTGCCCCGGATGACCTCGATGTCGGTCAGGGATGGGGCGGACTCGCGGACGCTCTTGCCGTCAGGGCTTGGGGGGATGGGAGCCCCGGTCAGTTTCAAGGTATGGACCACGACCTCGGCGTCCGGGGTGATGGTTAGTTTGGACCCGTTGCCGAGCCACAGGACGGCGTTTGACTCCTTGGAGGTGGCGATGGTCGCCTCGGGGGTGAAAGCCGTCCCAAGGGCCAAGGCAGACCCCTTGGCGGTGGCAGTCCCCTTGAGTTCAATCGGGGTAATGGGGCCGTCCGTTGCCGCCCCCATGAGCAAGGCGGGCAGGATGATGAGCAGCCAACGCATCAGAGTGACCTCCGATAGCGGATGAAGACCGCCACGCCCACGAACAGAGTCCCCACGCCCAAGGCCCAGCCGATGTCGCGGACCATCTTGAGGGCCACGGTGGCGGACGAGAGTTGACCCTCCAGCTTGAGGTCGTCGGACTTAATCCCGGCATCCGTAATCAAGAGGGCCATCGTGTTGCTGTCCTGGAACGAGGCCAGCACGAACCCGGAGATCCATGCGCACGAAGCGGCGGTGATAGCCGAGACGACTACCAAGGCCACGACCGCCAGCAGGAGATTAGCGTCCCCGTTTGGCTGGATTGCAGGACTTGGCGGCGGGCTTACGCTTGGCTTTTGGCTTGGGGCTTTCTTCTTCATTGGGGTTGACCTCTCCGACTTCCTTCTCGGCACGCTTCTTCAGCCACGCCATGAGCCAGTCGAGGGCCTCGGGACTTGCGTATCCGATGGCACCGATGGCACCCATACGAAGGCCGGGGCTGGTGATGTAGTCGTTGAGCGCATAGCCAGCGAGGGCGGCGGTGATGCCAGCGGCGAGCACCCGGCGAGCCACCCATCCAGGAGAGACAGGAGTGGTGCTCAGGAGGAGGCGGGCCGTCATAGCGAGGCCACCGATGATGGCGGCGACGAGGCCGCTTTTCGCTTCAGCCGGAAGGTCGTCGAGGTTCACCGGGGCCGCACTCACTTGCTCAAGGGGTTGGGGGTAGGTTGACGTCGTCGCCCTTCACTTCCGCGATGGGCTTCTTGTGGAAGCGTTCCCAGAACAGGTAGAGCCCGAAGCCCACGAACAGGACGATGGCGGAGCCAGCAACCCAAGGGAACCACTCCGAGTCCAGCACGTAGGGCAGGGCGGCGGCGAACGCCCCGGCCAGCATCAGCGGGATGCCGATGCGGACGGAGGCGAACGCGCACGCGAGCGCACCCACGGCGATGAGCCCGGCACCGAGTAGGCTGAAGATGTTGCGGCTGGCCTCCTTCTTCACCCGCTCGATCTCCTTGCCGAGCTCGACGATGCGGGCGTCCTTGAGATCAGAGACTCGCTTCGCCTCCTTCTGGTCGGCCTCCATGCGAGCCCAATGGCTGTCGATGCGGGCCAGCAGTTTGCGACCATACTCTTGAGCCGCCTTGTATTCGGCGTCCGCTCCGGGCGTGCCGACCTTGGCCGCACGCTCGCGTGCGTAGGCGACGTCAGCAGGGCTCGGGGTAGGCAAATACGAAAGGGCCACGCCCGTCTCGGCACGGACCACGTCCGGCTTGTCGGCCTGTTCCTTCGCCACCGTGACGGCGGCGGCGACACGCCCGTCCACTTTGTCGAGATCAGCACCGACCTTGGTCATCACGCCCCCGTCGGTCGGAGCCTCCGGCTGTTTAGGCAGGGGCTTCTCGAAGACGGAGCACCCGGTCAAGACCAGGAGCAGTAGCAGGGCGTGAGACCGCATCGGTCTTAGCGGCTCTTGAACTTTGCGTAGAGAGCCTTGGCCTTCTCAACGAGGCTGAGGCCTTCAGCCTTGGCGGCTTGGGCCTTGCCGACGTTGTTGACGGCGATGAGCCACCCGGCAATCAGGCCAAGGGCGAACGAGATGATGATGGAGTATAGCATGAGGTAGAGTTCCAGTTTCAATGTTGGGTTAGGAGCGGATGATGTAGGAGAGGGCCATGAAGGGCTGCATGTTGTTATGCGTCCCGCTGCTGCCAGTGCTGGACGTCAGGCCGACGACTGCGGGGTTTGCATTTCCGTTCGTGTCGTAGCTGCCGTTGGAGCTGGTGCTGTTGTTCTTGGTCGCGTATTGCGCTGCCGTCAGATTGGGCGAGCCGTTGGCGGTGTTGTCGTTGTTGTGCGTGAAGTGCTGGTGCGCAGGGATCTCGGCGGTCGAGAGCTGATGCACTTCGGCACCTCCCGTCTGGCCTCGCGTGCGGGCGGACAGGCCGGAACCTTGGCCCACGCCGATGATGGCACGGCCACGGAGATCAGGAAGGTTGAAGGTGGACGAGCCATCCCCGGCACCGAAGGCCGTTCCAACCAGGGCGAACAGGTTGGCGTAGGTCGAGCGGCTGACCGCCGAGCCGTCGCAGAGGAGCCAGCCAGCAGGGGCGGACGTGGCAACGGTCGGCAGGATGGTGCCAGTGAGCCCGGCGTAGATGTCGAGTAGTTGAGACATAAGTAGGAGATGAGAGGGGTTCCTTATCTGAGGATGAGGACGGAGACGTCAGCGACGTCGGTGGCAACGTTGCCACCACGAGTCACGGAGATGCGGGCGGCGCTGGTTGTCTTGGTGCTGGGGACGTAGGCCGTCGTCGCGGCATAGAGATTTACGTCGATACCCGTGCGGTCGTTCGCTTCAGTCCCGGAGCCGACAACCGCATAATTGGCGTCAGCCAAGGCGGTGGTGAAATTGACTGTGTAGTCGCCGACAGCGTTGTCCGTGAGGCTCGTCACGTTGAACGAAGCCTTTATTGCAATTGTTCCTTGACCGTTGAAGTTGACCCAAGCCTTGACGGCGTTGATCTGCTGGTTGCCTCCATTGATGCGGACAAGCAGTTGATTGGTCGTGCTGTTGTTCCAGATGTCGCCGTTGGCAAGGCTCGACGGGTTTCCGGCGGCTGGTCCGACGTTCAAACCAGCGATAGAACCCGAGTGGCTGACGGTCTGCTTAACGCCAGCGGTGTAGACGTTGGTGTTGTTCTTCTGGGCGAAGTAGCGGGTGTTGCCATTGATGCGGCAACCGAGGTCGAACGTGGTCGTGAACAGGTCTCCATTGACGGGCGTGTTTGGCTGACTCCCGTGCGGTAGGTTGAAATAACCATCCGTCAGCGTCGAAGCGGGAAGCGTGATCTTGCCCGTGAACGTCGCACCGTCCGTGCGGGCGAGGTTAGGAGCGACCGCCCCGGTCTGGGCCGTGAGGCCGGGGGCCGTAGCCACGCCGAGATCCACCAGCATCCTTGCCGTCTGGTCATCGACCGACAGGGTGTTGCCGCTGGAGCGCAGGGAGCCAGCGACGAAGGCCGTTGCGGTGAATGTGACGGTGAAGGGCATAGGGGCTTACGAGAGGGCCGGAGGCACGAAGGCCTTCAGCTCGTTGATGTCGTCGGGAAGGGGGAGGTCGGTCACGTCCCGGAGGGCTTGCTTCTGGGCCGAGATGCTCGCCTGGGCGGCGGTGTCGCCCTGCTCAAGCGCACGAACGAAGGCCACGTCGAGGGCTTCCAGCAGAGGCTTGCGGGCGGAGCGGAACTGGTCCCGCTTGATGTCCTTGGCCTTGTCGATGTTGATGCTGATGCTCATGGAAGGGTCTGTGTAGTTGGTCACTCAACCCACTCCCAAGCGGCACGGAAGGTGCGGTC